TTGCGCACCACTTTGACGTCCTCGCCCAGCTCGCCGAAATACTGCACCAGGTTGTAGGTGAAGCTGTCGTAATTGTCGATCATCAGTAGCATAGCGAGATTATCCTTTTGATTCTATTGAGTCCGGACAGAATAACCGCTGAACGATACCCGCTTTCCTACCCGCTTTTTCAGACGCTGGAGAAGTTGGCGCGGACGAAAAAAATGCCGGCCCTCGAAGACCGGCATTGTCGCACCGCGCTTGGGTGGTATCAAGGAAGGTGCTACGCAGACCTCCGCTGCTGCTCTACTTGCTGCGCGATCCAGTTATCGACCTCGTGCTCCGGCCATGCCGAGGCGCTGCCGAGCTTGATCGGCTTCGGGAAGGTGCCGGCCTTGATCCGCTCGTAGATCACGGTCTTTTTGAGGCCGACCCGATCGAGCACCTGCGGCATGCGCAGCAGGCGGGTATTGGCCTGAAGGTGGGTATCGGGGGCGTTCATGCTGAAATCCTCGTTCTGTAGGTGCAAATGTCGCGGGCCGTGCTCTCACCGCAGGCGAAGATCATAGCCAGGGTGCGGTAGCCCTTTCCGCGCTTCTCGTGAAGTTCGCGCATCTCGCGCACCTGCTCGAAAGTAAGCTTGGCGCGTGGGTGCGACTGGCCGCAACGGTGGCCGGATGGGGCGCGCGTGACCATCAGAAGGGCACGTCGTCGTCGATGTCGTCGAAGCCGCTGGCTGGCGCAGCAGGACGACGGGGTGAATCGGCCGCAGGCGGCGACTTACCGCCCGACGGGCTGCTTCCTGCCTCGCGTGCGCCGCCGGCGAATTCCAGCTCCAGAACCTTTCCGACCAGCTTGAAGCCGGTGCTCTGGTCTTTCTTCTGCCAGGTCTCGATGTGCGGATCGGCGAGGATCAGGTCGATCGCGGCGCCCTTCTTCAGGTACTGCGCCAGCGCCTCGGCGCGCTTGCCGAACAACGAGGCCTCGATCCATTGCGTCGGCTTGCTGCCGCTGCTGTCCTTCTGGCCGTAATTGAAGGCGAGGCGCAGGGTAGCGACCGGCTCGCCGCCCTGGGTGTAACGCAGCTCTGCATCGGCGCCAAGGCGGGCCAGACCGGTCATGATCATGATTAAGCAGCCTCCAGCATCCCGAAGCCGCCATTGTCTGCATCCGGCTCGATCAGCGACATCTCGACCTCCTGCTGGATCATTTCGCACAGACGGCCGAGTTCGGTCGGCTCGGGATGCGCGATTACGCGGAACGAGACGACGACGGTGCCGCCGTCCTGGCAATCGAAGCGGAAGTTGTCGACCTCGCAGTCAATCAGGTGGATGTCCTGGGCACCGCTTACGCCGTAGTGGATCACCGTTTCATATCCGGAATATTCCTGCCCCCACTTCACCGGCCCCATGAGCGGATACTTCAGGCATGGCAAGTGGCCGGCTTCATGAATCAGCTCGCCCTGAGGGCCGTCGGCCTTCTTGTAGAGCGAGGACTTGAGCGACGGATCGAACTCGGACAGAACATCGTTGCTGACCTTGATCTCGAACTTCAGATCGGCGGCCATGACGTGATCGTTGCCGTGAATCTCGGCGCGGGGATTCACGCTCGTGAGCTTGGCGGCTTGGTTGGCGAGGGAAAACATATTGGACTTCTCCTTTTTCGTCTGGAAATGAGTGGTTACTTGGCGGCCTTAAATTCGTCGGCCTTGCGCTTGTAGATGCCGCCGAGTTCGTCGCGCTGCGTCGTGCTGCCGACGTACCGGATCAGGTCGGCCGCCTCGGCGAGCTGGTCTTCGTTGGTGGCCTTCTGCAGCTTGTCGGCAACCTGGGCGTAGGTCATGACCGGATCAGCACCGGCGCCGCCCTGTTCGACCTGGCGCAGCGCTTCGTCGTCGGGGCCGTGAATCTCGCCGGCTTCCGGGTTCGGCTGCGCGGTGGCGCGCTTCAGCTCGGCCAGCTTCTCCGAGTAGGCGGCGCGGGCCTTGGCCTTGTCTTCGTCGTTGCCGAGCTTCACCGCCTGCTCGGCGGCCTTGGTCAGGTCGGCATTGTTGTGCGCTGCCTCGATCGCCTTCAGCACGGAATCGAGCGTCACTCCCTCGCCGGCCTTGCCAAGTTTCGCGGCGACCTTGTTGCGCATTGATTCGGTCTTGCTGGCCGCCGGCGCTTGGGGGGTATCGACGACCTCGGCCGCGCCCATGTCCTTTTCGACCGGCATGTCGCGGGCCTCTTCGGCGATGTGGACGCCGCGCAGCACGTCGGGGAAAACGTCGCGCAGGGCGAAGGCGCGGGCGCGCATCTGCATCATGCGCTTGGGGTGCTGCTGCCACGGGCCTTGCTTTCCATACAGGCCAGCGCGCTTCGCGTCCTCGATCGTGAATTCGCGCGAGACGGCATCCTCGCCACGGCGCTTGATCGTGCAGACCGCGCCGGTTTCGGAGATGTCTTCCTTGATCGACTCCAAGAGGCCGGAGCCGCGCACGATGGCGAGCATCGCGTCGCCCCAAATCGAGGGGCGGCCGTTGATGACGGCGATGTTTTGCATCGCCTGAAGCGGCTGCAGGCCCAATTCCATGCCCCACTGCACCGCCACCAAGACGTTGCCGGGGTTGCCCTGGTAGTCCTTCGGGACGATGTTCGACTTCGACATCATGCTCGCGAACTGCATCGCCTCTTCGAGGGTCTGCGGGGTCAGGCTGAAGCTCTGCTTCTGCGGGAGGGTTGCGACGTTGCTCATGATTGGGTTACTCCTTCGATTTGATGAGACGGAAAACGCGACTTTCGCTGCTGGTGGTGAATTGAGCGGCGATGTCCGGCATCTCCTTCTTCAGCCGGGTGGTGTCGACGCGGTTGGTGGTCTGGGTTTTCCAGGTCGCCAGCTTCTTGCCCATGTAGGTGATTTCCTCGGCGTCGCCGAAGGCACTCATGACGTAGGTCTTCAGCTCGTCCTCGCGGGCTTCGAGCTGCTTCTTCTGCTGGCCGATGGTCTCCAGCTCGGCGCAGGCCTCAGCGATCGTCACGTCGACGATCAGCGACTTACCGGCGATGTGGCGCGGCCACTTGCGCGCGGCCTCGGCGACGCTCTGCGGATCGGGGGCGACGCCTTCCTGCACGCGCTTCCAGAACTCGGCGGCCGCCTCGATCATGTCGCCGATCAGGCCGTCGTCGCGGGCGATGCTGTAGATGCGGTAATCCGATCCGCCGATCAGCACGGCGAGGTCGGCCACGTCGGCGCGGGTAATTCCCAGGTACCACTGGCATTGCAGCAGGTAGGCGTCTGGCACGTTGTCTGTGCCTGCATCGCCCCACTGGTCGGCCGCGAAACCGTTCGCGGTCTTGCATTCGAGGATGCGGTCGGTCGTCAGGCGGCCGTCTTTCCAGCGGACATTGCCGGCGATCTCGGGAACGATGATGGCGCGGTCGATGTTGGCGATCATGAAGTCGTGCTCGGGGTGGACGAGCATCTGATTGACGCGCTGAACCTTGCGGTCGGTGCGTTTCTGGTACTCATGCGCGACGACATCTTCGAGTACGGATCCCCAGTACATCGCCTGCTCGTTGCCCTTGGGTTGCGTCTCCCCGCGCTTGTCGAGAAAGACATCCATAGGGGTGCGGTACGGCGAAAGGCCGAGAATGGCGGCAATGTCGGATCCGCCGATTCCCTTACGCCTGTCGGCAAGCCATTGTTCACGTGCGTTCATTGCTTGGTTCTCCTTTAGAGAGTGATTCGCGCGAGGCGCCAGGAATTGCGCACGCCATAGCCGCGGCGCAGGTAGTAGAGGAAGTCTCCGATGAACTTCTTCATGCGTCTGACCTCCGGACGGGTTCGACGACAACTTTCAGCCCGCCGTGTAGATTCACGCTGTCGAAGTCGGGGAACAGCAGATCGAGGGCCATCTTCGCCGCCGTGCAGGCGTGGTCGGCGAGGACGTTTATCTGCTCTGGCATGCGTCCCCGCGCGGTGACGGTGACGCGGAACGTGTGCATTGCATGACCTGCGTTGGCGAGGGTGGCTCGCGCACCTGGTACGACGTGCTCGATTGCATGGCCGACAGGGCAAAACGGATTCGTGTCGGCAAGCGCTACCAACTGCCGCAGCGCCTCGCGCTCGGCCTGGGCTTCGATCTCTACTGTCTTGGTTTCCATGATTGCCTCCGTTCTTGATTCCAGTTGTAAGTCACTACAACCACAGATTACAACGCAAATTTGTAGATTGCAAGCGTGAGTTGTAATCGATGCGAAAAAAAACCGCCTGCTACGGCGGTCGGCGGAACCAGGCGGATGAATTCAGCGCATCATGTGGCGCCACTCCCGGCGCCACTCCCAGGGTGGAACTGGCGCAGGATCAGACCATAGGCCGCGTCTTGCGGTGCGCGCCTCGTCTTGCAGAGCGTATAGGCTGCGGTCGGTCACGTAACGATCAAAGACCCATGCCATGCCGCGGCGCACCTGCTCGGCGTTGGCGTCGATGCCGTCGCAGCGCACGCGGGCCACGGTGCGACCGTAGCGGTCGCTCGACTGCGGAACGACTTCGGCTTGCTTTCCGAAGCATAGGTCGGAGAGGGATTGCTTCGCCCGGGCACCGAAGGCCTGGGCCTTCTCCGGGGCGTCTATCTCGGCCAGTCTGACCTTGATCTGCTGCTGCTCGTGCAGGACGGTCAGTGTGTCGCCGTCACTGATTCCGATGACGGCGGCGAAGAATACGGTCAGCAGCATCGTGAAGGAACTTGCCGGCGTAGTAGCTGGCGAAGATGGCGGCGACAGCAGCGAGGAACAATGGGTATCGCTCGATCTCTTCGTCGAGGCCAAGCATTTTGATTCCCGCCCCGAGCAGCCAGAAGGCGGCCGCACCGACGAGGATGATCGCCAGCAGGAAGACATTGACGGCGAGCCAGCCGACCGCCTGTTTGAAAAACCCGGTCATTTGCAGATTGTTTCGACGATGCCGCGAATGATGCTGATGGACGTGCAGCGAATCGGAGACGGGCCGGTACCGGCCTCCAGGTCGCGCTGGATGAAGTAGGCGCGGATTCGCTTCTCGGCTTCTGCTGCAGCCTTATCTGCCACGGCCATGCGCTCGCCAGACGCGCGCACCTCCTGAAGGATTCGCTCGGCCTCTGGGCCGGTCGCCAGCTTCGGGTCTTCGGCCTTGATGGCGCGATCGAGCAGCGCATTGAGTTCCTGCATCTTGGCACCGGCCTCTCGCGAGGCCTCGATCGACGCCGTGCGCGCGCCAGCATAGGCGGCCTCAAGTGCGGGCAGCTCGTCGGCAAAGGCGTTTGCAAGCACCCCGATGAATAGAGCAAAGGCAATGGCGAGAGATTTCATTCGGGCACCCACTTTCCAATGACGACGCCGCAGATTGTCGCGTTTCCGTTGATCTGGATCAGCTTCGGGCCAGGCCAGTCCGGGTTAAGCGCGCGCAGGAACATCTGACCGCCCTCCACCACAAGCTGCTTGAAGGTGGCCTCGTGCTCGTCGTCGAGGCGGACGACAACGTTCTTGCCGTGCTCTGCATGGACATCTGGATCGACGAAGATGATGTCGCCGTCCTGATACTTCGGCTCCATTGAGATGCCGCGCACACGCAGCGCGAAGGTATGCGGCCCGAATTTCCGTGGGCACTGCAGCCAGTCCTCGGCGTCGCCGGTAGCGAAGTTGTCGATCACATCGTTCCAGTGACCGGCCTGCACCCATGAGATCAGTGGCACACGGCCGCGCAGGTCTGGCCCCGGCTCGACGTTGGCGTCGGCATCCTGGGCGAACTTGTGCACGGCCGTGATGCTGCCGGTCAGCAGGTATTCGACAGTCGTTCCGAGCGCCTGGGCGACTTCGCGCAACCGCGCACCTTTTGGTGCCCCTCCGGCTTCCCACTTCTGCACCGCTTGCGGTGTGACACCAAGGGCGCGCGCTAGCTCGGACTGATTCATCCCTTTGGCAGCGCGGGCTTCGGCGATTCGTTTTCCGATTTCGTTCATGACGCAAATCTACAAGGCTATGTTGTAAAACGCACTGCAAATATCGGTTGTAATCTGTGAGCCAATGTTGTAACATCAGGTTGTAATCCATCCCCAATTACGAGGAAGCCATGCACAACATTTGCGCAATCCAGCGCGCCGCTATTGCGGTCGGAGGCCAGTCCTCTCTGGCTAGAAAGCTCGGCGTCAAACCACAGGCTGTTCAGCGGTGGTGCTCTACCTGCACAGTTCCAGCAAATCGAGTGCTCGACATCGAGCGCGCGACCGAAGGTGCCGTTTCCCGCCACGAGCTGCGTCCTGACCTCTACCCGATAGAACAGGCTGCATGACTGCAGCCTAATTTTTTTTGTTCATGGAGGACAGGCAAATGCGGTCAAAAGAATTGAATGCGGTTGAGCACCCCGAGCTTCCACTAGCCCGGAAGGCTGATCCCGTAGAGGTTCCGCTTGATCTAGTGGTCAAGCAACACACCCTTTCGGCGGCGATCGCGCTCTGCGTCCAAGTGTCCGGACTCGAAGAGAAAGAGGTCTATCTGTCGCTCGAAATCGACGCCGGCCACTGGACGCGGATCATGAAGGGCGACGCGCACTTCCCGGTGAACAAGCTCAACAACCTGATGGACTTGTGCGGCAACGAGGCGCCGCTGATGTGGCTGGCGAATTCGCGCGGCTATGGATTGGTGGTATTGAAAACCGAAGCCGAGCGCCGCGCCGAGTTGGCCGAGCGCGCCCTGCGCGAAGAGCGCGACAAGGTGCGCTTTCTCACCGAACTGCTGCAAGGAAAGGTGGCGGCATGAGCGAATCGCTAAGGCAGATTGCCGTTCTGTTTGCTCGAAAGGACTCGATCTACAAGACCATTCCAGGTTGCGACGTGTGGGACATCGAGCGCGACGCCCGCAAGTGGCCGGGCGGCTGCCCCGTCGTAGCGCATCCACCGTGCCGTGCCTGGGGAAGGCTCCGCGCTTTCGCCAAGCCCCGGCATGGAGAGAAGGATCTGGCTCTGCTCGCCGTCGACCACGTTCGCCGGTATGGTGGAGTCCTTGAACATCCGGCGGCATCTACCCTATGGGGGGCCGCAGGACTTCCCCGCCCTGGATCTGGTCGCGACGAATTCGGCGGGTGGTCGATTCAGGTTCCGCAGTTCTGGTTCGGTCATCGCGCCTACAAATCGACCTGGCTTTACTTCGTCGGCATCGAGCCGAAGGAATTGCCCGACATCCCGCTGGTGCTCGGCGATGCGCCCTGCACGGTCGGCCTGTTCTCCGGCCGGGATCGCGCCAGGTGCCGGAAGGAAATCAGCAAGCGGGAGCGGGAAGCGACGCCGCCTGCATTCGCCGTTTGGCTTTGCCGCGTGGCACGCGGCAGCTTCGTGCGCGCTGAAAAGGTGGCGGCATGAAAGAAGACGGCAGCACGCTACCAGCACCACCATTGCCCGCAGACGTAGACCTGCGTGATTTTGTTTTCATGCCGCTCGATGTTGTTCGACTGCGCGACTCCGGCATCGCCGTTCACGCATCTGGCGACGGATTTCGCGCCGCGGTTCTCCTGTGGTGTGCATCCTGGCACCAGCTCCCGGCTGGTTCACTACCTGACGACGACGCGATCCTCGCGCAGCTCGCCGGCTATGGCCGCGTCGTGAAGGAGTGGAAAAAGGTACGAAACGAAGCCATGCGCGGCTGGGTCAAGTGCTCGGACGGCCGGCTTTATCACCAGGTCGTCGTCGAAAAGGCGATCGAGGCATGGACGCAGAAGCAGGATCACCGGGCACGGCGAGAAGCTGAGCGCAAGCGCAAGGCCGACGAGCGGGAACGCCGGCGTCTAGAGGATGAAGCCCGTCAAAAGGCTGGACAGGCCGGCGGAAATCCAGCGGAAAACGGCGAATTGTCCGGCGGACATTCTGAATCTGTCCGGCGGACAGACGGCGGAAATCCTTCGGAAAACGCTCTTAAGGGACAGTTAAGGGACAGGGACAGGGACAGGGACAGGGACAGGGACAGGGATATAAAACCTTCGTCTGGGGGCGCAGCCCCCAATGCTTCGCCTTCGGCTCCGCCTGCTGCGAAATCATCAAACGGGACTCGCCTCCATGCAGACTGGGTACTGCCGCAGGCATGGGGTGAGTGGGCGTTGCTGGAACAGCCAACATGGACGTCTGACTACGTGCGCAAGGTTGCCGACAGCTTTCGCGACTACTGGGTCAGCAAGGCCGGCGCCAATGCCAGAAAGACAGACTGGCAAGCCACCTGGCGCAACTGGGTGCGGAAGGAAAAACCCCTCTCCCCGTCGTCACCCATCCAAGGATCAAGCGCGAAGTTCGACCCGGTGGCCTACGTCAATCGAAACCGAATCAGCACGCAAAGGAGCGGACATGCACACGACCACGAAACCATCGACATCACCCCTGAGCGCGTGGATTGATCCGCATCCGAAGCTCGACGGTGTGGCGTTGATCGACCATCTTTTCAACAAGCTCGACGGGCTGTATCCGCACCGCTGGCGCTCGGCTTTCGCGAATCAGCACGCTATCGCGAACTGGCGCCAAGCATGGGCCGAAGGCTTCGCCGAGGAAGGTATCACGATGGCCGAGATCAAGCGCGGCATCGCTGAATGTCGTCGCCTGTTCGACTGGCCGCCGTCGTTCGCCGAGTTCGTCAAGGCCTGCCGCCCGGCCCTGGACTACGAGCGCGCCTACGAGGAGGCGGTCGAGCAGATGCGTCGGCGCGACGCCGGTGAGGACAGCTGGAGCACGCCGGCTGTGTATTGGGCCGCGACCAAGCTCGGCGTTGATCTGCTCGCCCATCCGTACCAGTCCATCAAGGGCAGATGGCATGCTGCGCTCGATGAGGCGATCGAGGGAATTCGCACCGGAAAGCTGCCGGCCGCCGTGCCGAAGCGCCGTGAAGCGCTTCCCGCCCCCGGTCAGTGCAGCGTTCCGCCCGAGGTGGCTAAGCAGCGTCTCGCGGGCATCCGCGACATGCTGGCCCGAAAAATGACCATGCAATGACCAATGTGCGGAGCGAAACCATGCGAGAAAAATGGCTGCACGTGGTCGGAGACGTTTCGACGGGAATGCGAGGCAAGGGAGGTGATGCGATGGGAACGGGAGAAGAGACAGGGCTACTACGCCGATGTGAAGAAAATCCGTGGGGAGAATGGGCTGCAGGCGCTAGTGGACGAGGTAAAACGTCAATGGGCCATGCGCTCACATTCGCCGGCTGGTTCTGGCTCTGCTACGCAGCCGGGATTGTTCTGATCGTGCTGGAGGTGTTGAAATGAGGCCGACGATGCACGAACTTTTCGACGGTAGCGATCCCGATCTTTTGTCCGGCAAGGTGGTGCCTGTTGCTGCCGAGTCGCGCGCGTGCGCGCATTTGCAGCCGATCGAGCTGGTGCTGCCATATCCTCCGTCGGCGAATCGCTACTGGCGGACGTACATGCCCAAGGGCTTCAAGGCGCCTGTGACGGTGTGCTCGTCCGAGGCGAAGGCCTACAAGGCGCAAGTCTGCTGGCTGGCGAAAGCGGCCGGCATCCGTAAACCGATTGCCGGGCGGGTCGCCGTGTCCTACACGCTCTACCCGAAGCGCCCCCTTGACTGGGCGAAGCGGGCATCGAAAGACCCCGCAGCATGGGATGACTCGGTGCTCTGCATCGACCTCGACAACGCGCAGAAGGTGCTCTTCGACGCGCTCAAGGGCGTTGTGATCGAGGACGACAAGTGGGTGCGCCGCATCGAGGCCGAGCGCGCGGAGCCTGACGGCGAATCCCGCATCGTCGTGCGCATCCGGCCGCTTTCCGTAATCACACCGCAGGCCTCGCTGCTCTGACGCCGATGCAGCAGGAAACCGCGCCGAAAATCCGAATCGACTGGTTTAAGGTCATCAACGACCTGGGCCGGCGCGGCTTTACGTCGCAACTGATCGCCGAATCGATCGGCGTCGCGAGGTCTACCTTGCTCGGCTGGAAGCAGGGGGCGGAACCGAAGTACGGCGACGGCGATCGCCTGATCGCCTTCTGGTGCCGCGTCATGGAGCGCCAGCGCGAGGCCTTGCCGCTGGTCAGACCTGGCGACTGGTGGGCGTACCACTCTAGGAGGCGCGCTGACGAATGTCGGGAAACCGACAGCAGCTTTACACGATACTCGTCCGCGTCGTTCCCCCCCCCTCAACCCACGACCACGGAGACCACGATGCCGCCACGCAAGCTCACCCCGCAAATCCCCGGCGAACCGATTCAGGAAGCCGAAGCCACGGAACAAACCGTCACCGCTGCCGACACGCCGGCCGATCCCAACCCCCAACCAACGACCACGGAGACCACGATGCCGGCCTCCGATCATGCCAAGGTCGTCGCGCGTCGCCCCGGCGAGCTGCCCAATGCGTCCGAGATCGACCCGAAGACCATCAAGCAGCCCGTGCTCACGCAGCAGGGCTACGTCATTCCGGAGCGCTGAGATGTGTGGCGGCGGCGCTCCCAAGGTCGTGCAACGCGACCCGAAAGCTGAAGCAGAAGCGGCGGCCAATGAGGCCGCGATGAAGGCAAACTCGGAAGCCGCAGCTCGTCGTCGGCGCAAGCAGGAAAGCAGCCTGCTCGCGTCCGGCGCACAGGGTGTGAAAGGCCAGGCCGGCGCGTCGCTGCTCGCATCGGCACAAGGCAAGGACACGCTCGGATCATGAACGAAACCGCCGACAAGATCGTCAAGCGCCTGACTGCGCTCAAGTCGCTGCGCCGGCCGCACGAACAGGTCTGGCGCGACTGCTTCGACTTCACCTACCCGCTGCGAGGATCGGGCTTCACGTCCGACATCATCGACGCGCAGGAAGGTCAGCGGAAGCGCGCGAACCTGCTCGATTCGACCGCCACCGACGCGGTGCGCATCCTGGCCTCGGCGATCATGTCAGGCCTTACCCCTGCCAACTCCCGATGGTTTCAGCTGGATGTCGGGCAGGAGTCAGAGGAAGAACGCCGCTGGCTCGACATGGCGGCGCAAACCCTGTGGGAGAACATCCACATGGCGAACTTCGACGCGGCCGCCTTTGAAGCCGTGCTCGATGTCGTGTGCGCCGGATGGTTTGCCCTCTACATCGAGGAAGACCCGGACGAGGGCGGGCTGCGCTTTCACCAGTGGCCGTTGTCCGGCGTCTATGCAAGCACGACCGACCCGTGCGATGGGGTCGATACCGTCTATCGCTGTTTCACCCTGACAGCCGAGCAGGCCGTCGCCGAGTTCGGCGAGCAGGAGGAAGGTGGCGAAGGTGGAAAGAGCTTCGGCGTCAGCGAGAAGACAGCCAAGCTCGCCAAGGAAAAACCCGACGAGAAGGTCGAATTCGTGCATGCGATCTACCCGCGGGAGACCAAGATCGACAATCCACGCGTCGCGCGCAATCTCCCGGTGGCATCAGTGCATGTCGAGGTCAAGGAAAAACGCATCGTCCGAGAGTCTGGCTATCACGAGATGCCTGTCGTCGTGCCGCGCTGGATGGTGATACCAGATTCGGTCTATGGGGTCGGCCCGGTCTTCGATGCGTTACCCGACGTGAAGATGCTCAACGAGCTGAAGCGCATGGAGCTTTCCGCCGCCGACCTGGCAATAGCCGGCATGTGGATCGCCGAGGACGACGGTGTGCTCAATCCGCGCACCGTGAAGGTCGGACCGCGCAAGATCATCGTTGCGAACTCGGTAGACAGCATGAAGCCGCTACAGACCGGGGCGAACTTTGAACTGTCCGAGGCGCTTACCGACCAGCTTCAGAGGTCGATCCGCAAGGTGCTGATGGCCGACCAGCTTCAGCCACAGGACGGACCGGCCATGACGGCAACTGAGGTGCATGTCCGTGTGAATCTGATTCGGCAACTGCTCGGGCCGATATACGGCCGGCTGCAAGCCGAATACCTCCAGCCGATGATCGAGCGCTGCTTCGGTTTGGCCTACCGTGCCGGCGTGTTCGGCCAGGCGCCAGATACCCTGTCCGGCCGCGAATTCTCCGTCCGGTATCTCTCCCCCCTTGCCCGTGCGCAGAAGCTCGAAGACGTGACCGCGATCGAGCGCCTGCACGTGAATGTGGCGCAGATCGCGCAGGTGAAGCCAGAAGTGCTCGACCTGATCGACGAGGACGCTACGGTGCGGATTCTCTCCGACGCCCTTGGCGT